GGCTTTTTCCCTTTTGTTGTAACCATATTAACTCTAAACGGAGGAGATAGCAAGCGGCTAAATCTACAGAAAATGAGGTCAAAAGATTGTGTAGAATACACCCTTGCAATTCTTGCGATTGTATGGTAACATACCGTACAATGGAGGAGGTTTCGCCTTATTTTTTCGCCTCGGATACGGTCTGGAAACTATCAATTTCGGGAATCAAAGCAAGGGAAGAACCGTTTTCCCACCGCATATGAATGCTGCCCGCATCGTCAATATGCGTGACCTCACCGACTGTTCCGGGAAGAACCGGATATTTTTCATTCCGCATAGAAAGCAGCTGTAATTTTGTTCCGACAGGGTACTTTTTTCGCAGCTGTTCCAGATAAGACTTACTCGGAAACTGCATCAGTATCACCAACCTTTCTGAATGCGGAATTGCCGGACAGATGCCGAAGAATGACCTTTCTTGCCGCCTTGAATTCTGCTCCTACCATTCCCAGACGAATCAGGAAACACCGCATGGTGTACTTGGGATTGTCGGAGGTGTCCGGCTTGCGGTTGATGCGGCTCTGATTCTTGGCAAATTCGCAGAGCATGGAAATGAAAGTGCAGTAGGCATCTGCATCACCGTCCTGTTCGACCATGAACCACGGAAATTCCACCCTTTCATCAGACGAAATGATGTCCAGCGAATCGGTTTGAAAAGCAGTTTGAAAAAGGGCAGCCTTGTTTTCACAGATCTGCCGGAGATTGCCGAGCGTATGCTCCGTGAAGAAATCGGATGGCATCTGCACGGTCAATCCTTTGGATTCCGGTTCTGTGGTGTCTGGAACAGCATAGCCCCGACTTGCCAGTTCAGTAAGAAGCCGTTCTGTTTCCTTACGGTCGGCTTGGTCACTGATTTTCAGATTACCGGACTTGGTAACAGTGTAGCATTCCCCGATTTGGTAGGCACAGGTGGGCATGAATTGATATACTGCCGGAATGCCGATAATCTCACTGATGGTTTTCACCAGTTCCTTTCGATTTTGACTGTGATAAGCAATGGTCATGTGAAAAACTCCTTTCTTTCGGCGTTTTTGCTTTCGCCATGACACATATTAACTCTGTTTCCCACAGATAGCAACTGTGAGATGTGTAGAATGTTTCGGCCGTCATTTGTAACAGATCACAAATCTGCCCAGACGATTCCAGCAAGTACAAAAACAGCAACATTCAGACAGATGCCATTCCCCCAAAGGCGGTACTCTTCTGCATCACGATATGGATCTTGCAGCCATTTCTGTACCATCTTTCGGCTTTTGGGACGGCTCTCCGGTTTTACCGCTTTTCGGTATTCTTCAAAAATAGCTGCCCATCGGTCGATTTCTTCTTCTGTGGGATTTTTCGATGCCAGGTCACTGCACCATTGATCCGGAAATCCCTGCAGTCTTGCACATTCCTGCGGTGTCAGTCTGCGAACCGCATAACCGCTGGAAACGATACTGGGGTCTTTGTGATCCCGTGCCAGCAGTGTAGGGGTCGTTTCCCGAAATGCACTGCTGAAATTTCCCGTAGAAGCAGCATACACTGCATGATGGTCAGTAGCATTCAAAGTGAAAGCGACCTCTTTGTTGACACCGCCGCCCTGTGGTCCGTTTTGGTCAGACCGACCGATCATTGAGCCCTGCAAAGCATAACTTTCCAGCACAGCAATACCGCCTTGGTTTTTTGCTGGTGACTGGTCGCTGGTGTCCAAAGTACGGGCAGTGTCTGCCTCATAAATGCCGCTGTGCGGATTACCGGAAAGCATGGCATTGCTGGAAAAGGAACTGATGCCGTATGCTTTCGGCTGAAATACAGTCTGGTCATTGTTGCAGGACAGCGTAGCAGATTTGTTTTCCTGTATCAGACTGCCTTTTCCACCGCCGGCTTTTCCGCAGCGAATCTTCAATGTTTTCGGTGTATCCATCAACAGCGGAACATTTCCGCCGCCGGTTCCGCATCTGGAAGTCAGTGTCTGTACTTTTCCGTTCTCAGAGATCTGAAGCCGGCTGTCAGCAGGATGATTTTCCAGTACACAAGGCGGATGATGGGCTTCTGCACGAAGGGTGGCAGTGCGTTCTTTCAGAATGTCTATGCGTTCTCCGCCCTGGTCACACAAGCACAAGCCTGCCGTTCCAAAGCTGTCCGCAGCACTTCCGGCAGTTCTTTGCCACGCACGGAGGCTCTCCGCAGAATACCCTGACACACGAACCGTGCCGTCCCCTCTGTCACTTCGTGACATCTCCCCACACTGTGGGGAGTCACCTTCGGACTCAAATAGTATTTTTCCGGCACTTGCACCGTCAAAATCTGCGACAAGAAAGATCCGTTTTCTTCGCTGGGGCACTTTGCCCAGCCCTTTTGTCAGCTTCGCTGACATTTCCCCACATCGTGGGGAATCACCCAGTATTGTGCATCAAGAACTCGCCATGCGAGGGAATAGGATTCTGCCAGAATCTCTCCGGCTTTTGTCCATTTTCCCGCAGGTCGAGGAATTGAAATGCTGCTGTCTTTGACCGAACAGATGGCTTCGAGGACACAGCTGTCTTTGACCGAACAGATGGCTTCGAGGACACAGCGGAAATCTTCTCCGCCGTTGGAAGAAAATGCTCCGGGGACGTTTTCCCAGACGATGTATCTTGGGTATTTACCATTGCTTGCACACCTCATTTCTCGGATGATACGGATTGCTTCGTGAAACAGCGAAGAACGGCTGCCGCTCAGACCGGTTCGTTTTCCGGCGATGCTCATATCCTGGCATGGACTGCCAAAGGTGATGATGTCCACAGGCGGCAGCTTTGCACCATGCAGTCCGCTGATATTGCCGAAGTGTTGCACCTGCGGCAGCCGTTTTTCTGTCACACGAATGGCAAACGGTTCGATTTCAGAAGACCAGACAGGCACAATGCCAGCTAACAGTCCGGCAAGCGGAAAACCGCCGCTGCCGTCAAAGAGGCTGCCAAGGGTGAGGTTACGCATCTGACACCTCTACTTCCGAATATTCCATTCGCTTCCCATCCCGAATCAAATACACATCATCGGAATTTCCGTCATGGAGTTTTGTGTACCTTTCAACAGCTACATCAACAAACTTCGGTTCCAGTTCCACACCGAAGCACACACGATTTAGCTGCTCACAGGCAATCAATGTAGAAGCACTTCCCAGAAATCCATCCAGCACCATTCCGTTTGTCTGTGTACACTGGGAAATCAGATAGGCGATCAGCGGCACCGGTTTACT